AAACCCTAGTGGGTTTAAAGTGATTTTTCGTAAGGGAATTCGAGGTAATTCCCTAGTGGAAGCGAGTAGGGAGAATCGAACTCCCGCCCTCTGAATGGCAATCAGAGATGCGACCATAACACCTTACTCGCACACTTTTTAACTATTCGGTCTCTTCGAAAAGAAGAGCTGCTTCACAGTGTAGAGAACTACATCGGAGTGTTTAAGCCTACACGTTCCACCGCTTCGGGGGTAGTCTCTGTCCCAGGCATACCAACCAGGGCCATTAATACTCAAATCGCAGAACTCAATGTCAACGTACTTTGGGAAAGTGCATAGCTTGTGAGCAGCCAAGGCCACTTGCTTGTCACGATACCAATTCCTAAGTGTCTTGAGAACCATTGCTACCTCTTGCCCAAAGTATGGAGCAGGACGGACTTTAATTGGACCGGGGGAGAATCGAACTCCCGTCCATCAATCGTAGCTAACAACTTCTACACACCATAGTCACTTCTTTAGATTCAACTCTGGTCTTTCCAAGTGACGGGGTATTCCAGAGTCTATTCCATCTATCTCGCTCTTGGCATAAGGAATGTATGATTACAAGAGCCAGTCTGATTTGTTACAGATTTCAGATGCATTCAGACGGCATTCATCTGGATCTGCCTGCTAATCACGCAGCAAGGGCGTAAGAGCTATCGTTTGCGCTTAGTTTTGTTTGTTGTTTTGGATGGTTACAAACACCCATCGGTGTGCCGCTGTTCATTCGAACCAATGTCGAAACCTTTTCCGGCCCATATAGAAACACTAACTGTCAAAAAACGGGGGTGATACTATAACTAGCCCCGTTCTTTAGGAACTTCCACTTACCGTAGACCGTTCCAAACACTATGGTTCCTTTCCTTAGAAGCTTAACGAGATTTCCGAAACTCATATAGTAGATAGCCTCGGTTTCGGTATTGACGAAGCACACCTTGTTGATCCCATTGGAGGTGTGAAGCTTGAGATTCGCCGTAAAAACCTCATTAGGACGCCACTCAAAGTCCTGCTCCCAATTCTTGCGCCTCATCATGTAGGGAGAGATTTGCTCAGGAACAGAACCCGCAGGCAAACCAACACTCCAAGCCAGTACCGGAGCACCCTGCGGATTGGACTTCACATAGGGTATCAGATAGTCTTTAGCTTTTTTGGCAATTGCCATGCGGTATAACTCAACTCTACACCCCTGCGATTATTTTGTATAGCGATTTCCCTTGAGAAAAGCGGGGTAGGGGAGCTGGATTCCGCTTGTTTTGAACACCCAACGACGAAACTTACGATAGGGCGTCTTGATGAACCTCAAGGGATCCGGCAGGATCTTATCCTTTTGGTCGTGACAGGTACGGCAAAGAATCTGTACATTCCCGATCGTGTTTGTTCCTCCCTTACCGAGGGAGACCTTGTGATCCAGAGTCAACTTAGACCGACCGGTCTGGCCGCAATTGGTGCAGCAGAAATTTGCCTGAACCAATAGCTCCATCCAATCCGAGTAAAGGAGGTTTGGACGATATTTGCGACGTACACGCTTGGCCGAGTTGTTCGAGTGAATGCGTCCCTTTTCCTTTTTGAGGCAGGGAGAACACACCAGGAAATGGTAGGGCCTCAAGTGATCTTTTCTGCCTGAGAAGTCTGCGGGCACTCGGGGTGTATTCATATGACACAAACGACACTTGTTGTCCAGTGCTTCATGCTTAGTCACAGGCACAATCCATTTTCTAAAACAGCCTAGAAGAAACCTCAAACGCATAGGAGACACACTTAACTAGTTCATTTCGAACCCATCAGCGCAGAGGCCGCATTGTCGGCCAAAGCCGGGTTAACAATCTTCATCTGTCCGAATTCCTCATCGGAAATCGTGTAGTAGGCCTTGCGAATTCCATAGTTGAAAAGAACGTGCTGGCATATCTCGCAGGGTCGGGCCATCGCACACGATCCGTCCAGCTTCCTCTTGCGGGCCACAAAAATCTTGCAACCCTGCAAGTCAATCTTGCCTCGTGCCTTGAGAACAGCATCCATTTCAGCATGAGTGCTCAGGCACCAATCCCGACCCTTGGCACGGTCCCCGTAGTGCTCTACAAAACTGTTGAAGCCCCTTTTGTTGTAGCCAACGCTAACAACCGCTCCACCACGCACAATAACCGCACAGAGATGATATTCCAGCGGATCGTCATAGTCATAAGACGATGCATAGGCCATTGCCATTCGCAGATACTTGTGCATGCTATATCCTATCACAAAGGGCCTATGGATTAAAGGGATTAGTCCTCTCCAACCCAGGCAAATTGGCCCCACCAGGCATTACGGAAATTCTGAGGGCCTTGTTTCTTTTGCTCTTCCTTTATGGTACTGTTCTGATGCTGAGCAAATTCCTTCATGTTGTTGGAAGTCATAATGGGCGGAATGAAACGATTCTCGGTTCCCATGGACATGCCGGTGGGACTCATGAGTTTCGAGCCGACGCTTATGCCAGCCAACATTGCAATGGAAACTTCATTGCTATCCCAGGCATTGATACCTGAGGCCTCATATAGATAGTTGCCGATGGCCAATGCCATCACAAGATCGTCATTGTAACCCTTCATGGCCTGGGCTCTGTTATTCTTCCAGATGAAGGTCTTGAGCTCGTTTACCAGACGGGTGGAGTAAACCTTGAGACGCCTTGTCCTGAGAACGTTCTCCAGCTTGGCCAACATTTCGTCTCGGTTCTTTGGACCGGTGGTAAGACCAGGAATGTCATTCTGAACGTCCTGCGTGGTGTAGGATGTGAACATGTTCTTGCCCACACGATCATAAAAGAGATTGGGGTAGCCCGCCTTCTTAATGGCATTGGAAGTCAGCAAACCGAAGGAGTTAAGTTCTGGGCACAAAAGGGCCTTATTGTAGCGGAAACCAATATCCATCATCAAATTGGCCAACTCCTCAGGAGGCATCTTACCTTGGAACTCTGCCACGACCTCATCGGAGGTAGTGTTGATTACATGGAAGGTGGAAAAGTCCTCGGCGTCGCCTCTGGAAACGTCTGCCGACACGATGTACCTGTGGTCGGTTTCTACGTCTTTCCAAATCCATACCTCTCCCTTAGGACCGTAGGACATGATTGGGTTCCGACAGGAAATCTCGAGGGCCTCAAGAATATCGCCATTGAGGAAGTTGTCGCCGGAGGCAGCGAAGCTACAGTTAAGCTCCTGGTTAACACCTCTCTCGCCCTTTGCAGGGAGAATCTCTGCACGCTGCTGCTCATACCATTCCTGGTCTCTCTCGGGATGAACGGTCCAGGGTAGCTCGATGCGATAGAAGTTGTTGGTTTTGCTACCAGGGAGAGGCTTGCCATCACCATCTTCGCCCTCTGCGGCACCTACCCACAGTTTGTGGAAAAGCGTTCCTACGCCACTGGGCGAGGAGATGAGGATGGCGTTACCACCCGTGGAAAGCGTTGGGTACAGACCAAGCCACAGGTCCTCGATGCCTTCAACGTGAGCCGCCTCGTCGATGATCAGAAGACTTAGAGCCTCAGAACGACCTGCGTCAGGTCCAGTTGGGATAGCCTGAATCTTGGACCCGTTTGAGAACTCCAGGTACTTAACGGAACGTGCCTTGATTTGGGGCATGACCAACCACTTCGGCAGGGAGTCATACATGCCGTTTACCTTTTTGATGAAGTTCTTTGCGATCTCGAGTTTCGTTGCGATGATCAGGATGTTCTTTTCCCTTTGGAAAAGGGCCAACCACAAGGAGTAGGCTGCTGAAAGGGTCGAAAGACCTAGCTGTCTGCTCTTGTTCGTGATAACGAAGCGATGAGTCTGGAATGCCTTAAGGCATCGGTCCTGATAGGGGAAAGTCTTGAAGGGAAGCTGACCCTTCTTTGGATGGGAAATCTTGACGTACCGGGAAATGAAATAGGATGCATCGGTGCCGCATCGCATGATTTCCTGGACTTGCTGTGCTCTTGGGGGTACGTTTCCTATCGTGGTGGTATTCTTGTTTCGGGCCATATGGCACCATTCTCACTCTCTCTGGGCGGTTGTTTCAGTCGATCTTTACCAGACAACCAAAACGATAGTAGCCCTTGCGGGTGCCGCTGTATTGAGAGAATGTGAGGAAC